TAAGAGAATCAACCCTGTAGTATTCTCACCAGGCGCTGGAATAATTCTTTTCGGTGATAAGACTGGACTATCTAACGCTAGTGCTTTTGATAGAATCAATGTTCGTCGTTTGTTCTTGACGGTTGAGGATACGATCTCTAGAGCTGCAAGAGCTCAACTCTTTGAGTTCAATGATGTTATCACCAGAACAAATTTTGTAAACATTGTTGAACCATATCTTCGTGATGTTAAGTCAAAGAGAGGAATTACAGACTTCCTAGTTGTTTGTGATGAATCAAACAATACTCCAGATGTAATTGACGCAAATCAATTTAGGGCTGACATTTTCATCAAACCTGCAAGATCAATTAACTTTATTGGTCTTACTTTTGTCGCTAACAGAACTGGTATTAGTTTTGAAGAGGTTGTTGGAACCGTTTAATTTTTTAAAACATCAATCCCTACAGAGGTAAAAAAATGGCATTTTCAAATACCCCAAGTTTCGGCTCCAGAACTTTAGAAGACTTTAAAGCAAGGTTAATTGGTGGAGCAGCTCGTCCAAATCTTTTCGAAGTTGAGTTAAATTTCCCATCATTTGCAACTGAAGCAAATACAAATGCAAATACAGATCAAACTAGAACTGTAAGTGAGCTTTCTAGATTTATGATTAAATCCGCAAATCTACCTGCATCAAATGTTGGTGTTATTGAAGTTCCTTTTAGAGGAAGAACTTTAAAAATTGCAGGAGATAGAACTTTCGATGTTTGGACAATCACAATCATTAACGATGTTGATTTTTCAATCAGAACAGCTTTTGAAAAGTGGATGAATGCGATTAACAAACACGATGATAACACTGGATTGATTAATCCAGCTCAATATCAGAGAGACGCTATTGTAAAACAATTTGGTAGAACTTCAGTTTCATCCGCTCAATCTAATGTTATTTCTCCTGTTACCGCTAGAGCTGGGGATGCAATTCCAGTTTTAAAAGCATATAAGTTTTATGGAATATTCCCAACTGCGGTTAGTGCTATTGATCTATCCTATGATTCTTCAGATTCCATTGAAGAATTTACCGTAGATCTACAGGTACAGTGGTGGGATGCACTGGATTCTACTGGTACAACACAATTGGGTACTGATCCCCAAGTTCTGAACCCTCTATAAATAGTACAAATAGAGTTAATATTTGAATAATGCCTAAATTATTTGGTTTTAAAATCCAAGATTCGGAGGACGATAGATCAAAAAAATCTATCGTCTCTCCTGTTCCGGAGAATCAAGAAGATTCTTCGGACTTTTATGTGTCTAGTGGATTTTATGGACAATATGTTGATATTGAAGGTGTATATAAATCCGAATATGATCTAATTAAAAGATATCGTGAGATGGCTATTCACCCAGAGGTTGATGGAGCCATCGAAGATATTATCAATGAAGCAATCGTATCTGATCAAAATGATTCTCCTGTTCAAATTGATTTGCAAAATGTTCCGGCTTCAGATAAGTTGAAATCAATTATCAGAGATGAGTTTAAGTATATCAAAGAAATTTTAGACTTCGATAAAAGATGTCATGAAATTTTAAGGAATTGGTATGTTGATGGTAGAGTGTATTATCATAAAGTCATTGATTTACAGAAACCAGAAGAAGGGATCAAAGAAATAAGATATATTGATCCCATGAAAATTAAACTGGTGAGGAAAATTAAGAAAAATGGTAAACATGTATTGAATCCATCCTTTTCAGTCACTGATGGAAGGGCTGCAAATGGAAATATGGAAACTCCAGAAGTTGAAGAGTTTTATGAGTATGACCCAAATATCAGAGGAACTGGTGCAGGTCAATCAACTAGCAACTTTAAGAACGCAATTGGTGGAACTGCAAGAATTTCTAAAGATTCAATTACATATGTACACTCTGGTTTAGTAGACCGAAATAAACAGGTTGTACTTTCATATCTACACAAAGCAATCAAAGCCCTCAATCAACTACGAATGATTGAGGATTCCCTGGTTATCTATCGTTTATCTCGTGCCCCAGAAAGAAGAATTTTCTACATTGATGTAGGCAACCTCCCAAAGATTAAAGCTGAACAATACTTACGAGATGTAATGACTCGGTATCGTAATAAGTTAGTTTATGATGCAAATACTGGGGAGATTCGTGATGATAAAAGAATGATGTCAATGCTTGAGGACTTCTGGTTGCCTCGTCGTGAAGGTGGTAGGGGAACTGAGATCACTACACTCCCAGGCGGGCAAAATCTTGGAGAACTTGCTGACATTGAATATTTCCAGAAAAAACTCTATAGAGCACTTGGAGTTCCAGAGTCACGTTTGGGTGGAGGTGGTGGATTTAATCTCGGAAGATCTTCAGAAATTTTAAGAGATGAAATTAAATTTACAAAGTTTGTCGGCAGAATGAGAAAAAGATTTTCTCATCTTTTTATGGATATGTTGAAAACTCAACTTATTTTAAAAAATATAGTAACACCAGAAGACTGGAAGATTCTTTCAGATCACATTCAGTTTGATTTTGTTTATGATAATCATTTTGCTGAACTTAAAGAAGCGGAACTTATTCAAAATAGATTAAACGTTCTTGTTGCTGCTGAACCTTATATTGGTAAGTATTTCTCAGTTGACTATGTGAGGAGAAATATTCTCAAACAAACTGATAGGGAAATTGTAGACATCGATGAACAGATTGGATCGGAACAAGCAGCTGGAATCATTCCACCACCAATGGATCCAAATACCGGACTACCAGTTGGACAAGAACCCCCTGTTGATCAATCTGCAATGGGAGAAGTTCCAATGAATCCAGAAGCTTCAACTGGATCTATTGAAATGCCGCCAACTGAAGAAGCTCCAAAAGCCACAATGCCAAAGGGTGGCAGAATCTGATAAATAATTTTTAAGTAAACACTGAATTTAAAGCTATGGATGACCTCATTGATATGATGGTGACTAATCAATCGCCAGCAGATATAAGCGACAAAATCAAAGAAATTTTGATGCAGAAATCTGCAGAAAATATTGACATTATTCGACCAGTTGTAGCTGCTTCACTATTTGGTGGAGAAGAAGTCGAATCGGAAGTAGGAGTAGAAAACTACGAGGAAGAGTCTGAAGAAGATGCAGAATAATAAATAACTATTATAGAACTTTATTATAACGATGCAAAGAACAAAAATAATTGCAACAGAAGTTGCAATGCCAACAACTGCAGGTGCAGCTTCAAGTATTAGTGAAGCAACTTGCGTAAGATTATACAATGGTTCTGGAGCTGCAGCAACAGTTAGTATTTCAACTTCTGTTGGAGCTGCAACTACTAGTACATTTACAATGCCCGATGGCACTGTTGAATTTCTCCAGAAATCATCAACGGATGTAATTTTTGCATCTTCTGCATCTGTGAAAGCGGCTAAAGTAGGACTTACCAACTAAGAACGATGAAACTAATTACCGAAGAAGTAACGAATGTAAAAATTATCAGCGAAGGAAAAGGCGCTGATAAGAAACTTTATATTGAAGGCGTATTCCTTCAAGGTGAAATTAAAAATAGAAATGGTAGAATGTATCCCATTACTACTCTTTCTCGTGAAGTAAGCAGATACAATGAACAATTTGTATCCAAGGGACGCGCTTTAGGTGAACTCGGTCATCCTGATGGACCAACAGTAAACCTTGATCGGGTTTCACATAAAATTACTTCTTTGGCTCAAGAAGGTAACAATTTTATTGGTAAAGCCCAAATTCTCAATACTCCAATGGGAAAAATTGCATCTTCACTCTTAGATGAAGGTGTAATGCTTGGCGTTTCTTCTCGTGGTGTTGGTTCATTGAAAATGACCAATGAAGGTCACAAAATTGTTGGTGAAGATTTTATGTTGGCAACTGCTGCTGACATCGTTGCCGATCCTTCTGCTCCTGATGCATTTGTTTCGGGAATCATGGAAGGTAAGGAGTGGGTTTGGGAAGGAGGTATTCTTCGTGAACAACTTGCTTCTAAGACTCAAAGAAGAATTAATACACTTATTGATCAAAGAAAACTAGATGAACAGAAGTTAAATCTATTCAATGAGTTTTTATCAAATCTTTAATTTATAAATAAATACAGATTATACTAAGGTAATCGGAGAGTACAAATGTCCCGTGGTAAGAATTTACAAGAAATGGAATCTGTTGCTACCCCCGGTCAGGGTGGTGGCGCAGGAAGCGGCACTTCACAATCCAAAACCGCTGTAAATGCTAATGCATCTGCACCGGCTTCCCCAGAAAAAAGTGCAACTCCAGTTGCAACTCCAGGTCAAACTGGTGCATGGGAAGATCTAGGAGGCCCAACTCCAGAAAATAGTCGTCCAGACGACAATTCTAATGCGTTTAAAACCCCAGGTGCAACCCTTAAGCAAGTTAAGGATGTTGTAAACGCTAAAGCTTCTGCAGCTGATGCTCCTGCTACTTCCGCAACTCCAGTTTCAACACCTGGACAAGGTGGTGGAATGAAGGAAGAAGTGGAAGAAGATGAAGAGTTAGTAGAAGTCGAAGACGAAGAGGTTGATGCTGAAGAGGAAGAGGAAGAGGTTGTAGAAGAAGACGTAGATTCCATCATTGATGAGGACGTAAATGCTCTCCTCTCTGGCGAAGAAGAGCTCTCTGAGGAATTCAGAGAAAAGGCAAAGTTGGTATTTGAATCCGCTCTTCACGCTAAGACAAAAGAAATTCAATCTGTCATGGAAGAGCACTATGCTATTGCTCTTGCAGAAGAGATTGAAGAAATTAAACTAGAACTAACCGAAAGAGTTGACTCATACCTTGAGTATGTTTCTTCCGAATGGTTAGAAGAGAATGCTCTAGCAGTTGAAGGTGGTCTCAAGACTGAGATCACTGAGTCCTTCATCGATGGTATGAAGGGACTTTTTGAAGCACATTATGTATCAATGCCTGAAGAAAAATATGATGTTCTAGAGAGCATGGTAGAAAAACTTGATGAAATGGAGACAAAACTCAACGAACAAATTCAAAAGAATGTTGTTCTAAACGCTAAACTTGCAGAATCTGCCGCTGACAGAATCTTCGGTCAAGTTTCAGAGGGTCTCGCACTTTCCCAAAAGGATAAGCTTGCAAACCTCGTAGAAAGTGTTGAGTTTGAGAGTGAAGCTGACTATTACCAGAAACTGGTAACTCTTAGGGAGTCATACTTCCCAAGAAACGCTGGTATTCCAGCAAACGAAACAGAAAGTCTAACTGAAGAAGCTAATTTCCAAGAAGTTAATCACTCACCTTCTATGGATGCTTATCTACGTGCGCTTTCCAACGTTGCTAAAAAGTGATTTTTAGATAATACTCAAACCACAGTTCAACAACACTTTTAACAGAGGTATTAAAACCAAATGGACGGAATTAATTCACAAATGCTAATGGAGAAGTGGGCTCCAGTTCTAGACTTCGACGGTCTAGGCGACATCAAAGATTCCCACAGAAGAGCTGTAACAGCTCAAATGCTAGAGAACCAAGAAAGAGAACTCCGCGAGTCTGCAGAGTTCCTTGGTGAAGCTTCCCCAACCAACTCTGCCGGTACTGGCGGTTTTGGTGGACTTTCTAACGCTGGTGGTCCAGTTGCTGGTTTCGATCCAGTTCTAATCAGCCTCATTCGTCGTGCAATGCCTAACCTCATTGCTTATGACATCTGTGGCGTTCAACCAATGAGCGGTCCTACTGGACTCATCTTCGCAATGCGTTCCCGCTACGATAACCAGTCTGGTACTGAGACCTTCTTCGATGAAGTAGATACCACCTTCTCTGGTCAGAACAATAGCCGTAACCTTGCCAACGGATTCTCCGATGGTCTCGTTGGTTTCGGTACAACTAACCAGGATGGAACCAATCCTAACGTTCTCAACCCAGTTGGAACTGCTACAACCAACCCCTCACCATATAACGTTGGTCAGGGTATGACCACTGGTGATTCGGAAGCTCTTGGAGATGCTGCAGCTAATGCCTTCAACCAGATGGCATTCAGCATTGAGAAGGTTACCGTAACCGCTAAGTCTAGAGCACTCAAGGCCGAGTATTCACTAGAACTCGCTCAAGACCTCAAGGCTATCCACGGTCTAAACGCAGAAGCAGAACTTGCTAACATTCTCTCCACTGAGATCCTCGCTGAAATCAACAGAGAAGTTATCAGAACCATCTATAAGGTTGCTGAGCAAGGTGCTGCTGTTAACACTGCTACCGCTGGTGTATTTGACCTAGACGTTGACTCCAACGGTCGTTGGTCAGTTGAGAAGTTCAAGGGTCTTCTGTTCCAAATCGAGCGTGATGCAAACGCAATTGCACAAAGAACTCGTAGAGGAAAGGGCAACACTATCATCTGTTCTGCAGACGTTGCTTCCGCTCTAACCATGGCTGGTGTACTTGATTACACCCCTGCACTCAACGCTAACCTCAACGTTGATGACACTGGTAACACCTTCGCTGGTGTTCTCCAAGGTAAGTATCGCGTTTATATTGACCCATATGCTGCTAACGTTGCTGCTGATCAGTACTACGTTGTAGGTTATAAGGGTTCTAGCGCATATGATGCTGGTATCTTCTACTGCCCATATGTTCCTCTCCAGATGGTTCGTGCCGTCGGTCAGGACACCTTCCAACCAAAAATTGGCTTCAAGACCCGTTATGGTATTGTTGCCAACCCATTTGCAGAAGGAACCGATCAGGGACTCGGAAGACTACGCCTCAATGCAAACCGTTACTACAGAAGAGTTAAGGTTGCTAACCTCATGTGATTCATTTCACAACTCAATCGAGAGGGTCTTCGGACCCTCTTTTTTTATGGGGATAAATAAAAATAAAAACAATGTCTGGTGTTTTTGAAAATCAAATTACAAATAGAAATTTTCTCAGTCCTCTAGGATTTAAGTTTAATCTTGCTAGGACACCAAAAGTGGATTTCTTTTCGAAATCGGCAAATGTTCCCGGAATAACCCTAGGAGTTGCTATTCAACCAACTTATCTAAAAGATATTCCCGTTCCAGGAGATAAACTTGTTTTTGATGATTTTCGATTAACTTTTAACATTGATGAAAATTTAGAAAATTACAATACTATTCAAAATTGGATGCGTGGACTAGGTTATCCAGAAAGTATTTACGAATATACTGAGTGGAGATTAAGTGATCCAATAAATCCAACTCAAGATCCAAATGTATCTGATGGTACATTATTAATATACAATAGTAATTTTCAACCATCAACACTTGTAAAGTTTCAGGGAATGTTCCCAACATCTCTTTCTGATATTGACTTCGATGCCACTCAAACTGATATTCAATATGCAGTGGCTACAGTAACATTTAAGTATGCTCTTTATAAAATCTTCACTTATGAACCTGGATGAAATTCAAAATCTTTGGGACGAAGACTCCAAAATTGATCAAGATAATCTTCATGTGGAATCCGTAAAGATTCCAAGTCTTCACGCAAAATACTATAAGATTTTTAATAATATTCTCACTCTTAAGAAAGCTCAAGAGAATAAATATAAGATCTTAAAAAAAGAAAAGTGGCAGTATTACACTGGTAAAGCCGAACCAGAAGTTTATATAGAAAAACCATTTGACCATAAGGTACTTAAACCAGATTTGGATAAGTATCTTGATGCTGATGAAGATTTAATTAAATGTCAGACTAAGATTGAGTACTATCAGATGATGTTAAATTATCTGGAGAGCATTCTTAAAACTATATTAAATAGAACATATCAGCTCAAAAATGCAATTGAGTGGCAGAAATTTATTAGAGGATATGACTGATATCGTAATTGCAAAAAAGAATGAAGTATTCCTGAAGATAGAAGCGGAACCACATATCTATCAGGAACTTTCGGAACACTTTACTTTCGATGTACCTGGAGCAAAATTTATGCCCCAGTATAGAAGTAAGTATTGGGATGGAAAGATTCGTCTCTTTTCAACACACACTGGAGAGATCTATGTTGGTCTTCTTGATAAGGTAGTTTCGTGGGCTAAAAAATGGGACTATCAAGTAGAATTTAAAAATAATAAATTCTACGGAACTCCTTCATAAGAGAATGAAATGATCTCTTATGAAGGAGTCAAAGATTATATGACTCGGATTTCTAGACACAAACCACGAGATTATCAAGTAGATGCAGTTTATGATGCACTCAAATATAATCGTAAACTTTTAATTTCACCAACGGCTTCTGGTAAGTCATTGATGATTTATTCTATTGTCAGGTACTTTGCAGAGAGAAATCAAAAGATACTCCTAGTGGTCCCTACAACCTCCTTGGTTGAACAGATGTTCAAAGACTTCCAGGACTACGGATGGAACGCAGAGGACTACTGCCACCGCATATACAGCGGTCGTGAGAAGACGAATGAATCTCCTGTAGTCATTACTACTTGGCAGTCCATTTATAAACTTCCTAGATCTTTTTATGATTCATTTGATGTAGTTATTGGAGACGAAGCTCACCAATTTAAATCCAAATCTTTGGTTGGAATCATGACCAAAATGGATAATACAAAATATAGGTTCGGTTTTACGGGTACACTTGATGGTACTCAAACGCATAAATGGGTATTAGAAGGTTTATTTGGACCTTCTTATAAAGTGACTCAAACTAAAGAATTAATTGATAAGGGACATCTATCTAAACTTCAGATCAAAATCATTATTCTCAAACATAATCCACAACAATTTGAAAACTTTGAAGATGAAGTTCAATTTATTATTGGCCACCCGAAACGAAATAACTTTATTAAGAATCTTGCACTAGATCTCAAAGGTAATACTCTTATTCTTTTTTCCAGAGTTGAATCTCATGGTCAACCTCTTTACGAATCAATAAATAATTCTGCTAAGGATGGTCGTAAAGTTTTTTATGTTCACGGCGGAATAGACGCAGAAGAGAGGGAATTGGTTAGGGAGATTACTGAGAGAGAAAAAGATGCGATCATTGTGGCTTCATATGGTACGTTTAGTACAGGAATTAACATTAAGAATTTACATAATGTTATTTTTGCTTCACCTTCGAAGTCTAGAATCCGTAATCTCCAATCAATTGGAAGAGTTCTAAGAAAAGGTGATAATAAAACTCAAGCAGTTTTATACGATATCGCTGATGATTGTACTAAAAATTCAAGAAAAAATTATACCCTCAACCATCTAATAGAGAGAGTAAAAATTTATAATGAAGAGAATTTCAATTACGAATTTATACAGGTAAATTTAAAAGAATGATGGAAGAAGATTTCTATGCAGTTATTAAATTAATTTCTGGAGAAGAGATATTTTCAATTGTTTGTCCATCTGAAGAGGATGAAAAGACAATGTTAATATTGAATAACCCAGTTACTATAGAAGTTATTGTTATGAAACAAATTGGTATGCAAGGATATAAGATAGATCCTTGGCTTAAATTTGCAGATGATGATACATTTTTACTGGATATGGATAAAGTTCTCACCATCAGTGAAGTTCGTGATGTAGAAACTATTGAAATGTATCACAAATTTATAAAACAACAACAGAATAAAAACTCAAAAAATCCATTAACAGAAGAGATGGGATATCTCTCATCAGTATCTGAAGCAAGGAAAAGACTTGAGAAACTTTATAGAGGCCAATCAGATATTAAAGAAAGCTAATCTTTGAAACTCCACAGAGTAATTGTACCAACTTTTATGGGGTATTGTCAATAGCCGAATATTCTGTTATAATAAGAACATCTAATAATAGCAGGACTCATGAAATGCTGGCACCAAAAAGAAAAAGATCCGAACATTATGTAAACAATAAAGAATTCCTTGAAGCGATATGTGAGTATAAAATGAAGGTGAAGGTAGCTGCAGAAAAGGGTGATCCTAAACCTCGTATTACCAACTATCTGGGAGAATGTTTCCTTAAGATTGCTACACACCTATCTTACAAACCAAACTTTGTCAACTACATGTTCCGTGAGGACATGATCTGTGACGGTATTGAGAATTGTGTGCAGTATATTCACAATTTTAATCCAGAAAAATCTTCAAATCCTTTTGCTTATTTTACTCAGATTATTCACTATGCATTTCTGAGAAGAATTCAAAAAGAAAAGAAACAAATGGAGATTCGTTCCAAAATCATTGAACGGTCAGGATATGATGAAGTGTTTACTGTTGATGGTGACGGAATTGATGCCGCAGAGTATAATAGTATTAAAGATGCAATTCAAACAAAGATGTATCAATGACTTTAGTTGCTTGTATAACTGATACCCATTATGGTGCTAGAAAAGGTAGTAAAACCTTTCATGATTATTTTAAAAAGTTTTACGAAGATGTCTTTTTTCCTGAATTGGAAAAGAGAAATATCAAACATTGTATTCACTTAGGTGATGCATTTGATAGTCGTAAATCTATTGATTTCTGGTGTCTGAACTGGGCAAAAGAAAATGTTTATGATAAATTTCGAGATCTTGGTATCACCGTATACCAAATTGTAGGTAATCATGATGCATACTATAAAAATACCAATGAAGTCAACTCTATTGAGTCCCTGTTAAGAGAGTATGATAACATTGTCCCCATTTCCAGCCCAGGTGAATATGAAGTTGCTGGATTAAAAACATTTATGATTCCCTGGATCTCTCCTGAGAATCGTGAAGAGACTTTAGAGAAACTTTCCAAAACTAAATCAAAAACGGTTTTTGGTCATCTTGAACTCCAGGGATTTAGTGTTTATCCTGGTAATATCCAACAACATGGAATGGAAGTGAATGTTTTTGATAAGTTTAGAATGGTATGTTCTGGACATTATCACACCCGTTCAAACAATGGAAAGATTTTTTACCTTGGCAATCCTTATCAACTTTATTGGAATGACGTTGATGATAAAAGAGGATTTAACTTTTTTGACACAGAAAGTTTTGAGTTAGAGTTTGTTCAAAATCCTCATAACATGTTTGAGAGGATTTATTATGAAGATCAAAATCCAAATTTATTCAACACAACTTCTTGTAAAGATAAAATTGTAAAAATCATTGTTCGTAAAAAATCCGACCAACTTCTTTTCGAAAAGTTTGTAGATAAGATCTATAAGACCGGAGTTGTAGATATTAAAATTGTTGAAAACTTTGAAGTTAATGACGATGATGTAGATTTTGACCAAGAAAAAATAGAGGACACAATCACTATTTTAAATAAATATGTTGAAGACTCTGATTTTGATCTAGATAAAGAAAAGGTCAAAAAACTTTTGCGAGAAGTCTATCAAGAAGCTTGCGAAATAGAATAAGTATGTACATGATTACGCCATATGGAGACGAAGACGGCGCTTATGCGGTAGCGGACGATCATGGCGAAAGGACCTTGTACTTTTTTCAAGATGAAGATGACGCAGAAAGATTTGCAGGTCTTTTAGAAGCCGATGATCATCCTGAAATGGAAGTTGTTGAAATAGATCCAGAACTTGCAATAAAAGCGTGTCACCAGTATAATTACAAATACGCTATTATAACTCCCGATGACTTTGTGATTCCTCCCAGAAAATATGATTTTGTTCAAAACGATTAAGTGGCGTAATTTTCTTTCTACTGGAAATCAGTTTACTGAAGTAAACTTTCAAGACGCTCAAACAAATTTGATTGTAGGAACCAATGGTTCTGGTAAGAGTACCATTTTGGATGCTCTTACTTTTGTGTTGTATAATAAACCATTCCGAAAGATCAATAAACCACAACTCATTAATGCAGTCAATGAAAAAGACTGTCTTGTTGAAATCGAGTTCTCTATCGGAAATAAGGAATATAAAGTTGTCAGAGGTATTAAACCAAATATATTTGAGATCTGGATTGACGGAAAGGTACAGGATCAGGATTCCGCAGCTCAGGATCAACAAAAGAAATTGGAAGAGGGTATTTTAAAACTCAATTATAAATCTTTTACTCAAACAGTAATTTTGGGATCTGCCACTTTTGTCCCATTTATGCAGTTGACTTCTTCCAATCGTAGAGAGATTGTCGAAGATCTTTTAGACATCAAGATTTTTTCTACGATGAATAATCTCTTGAAGGATAGAATGCGTAAAACAAATGAACTCATTCGTGAATATTCAATCAAGAAAGATATGATTGAAGATAAGATTGATATGCAGGAAAACTTCATCAAAGATCTTGACAAGAGTGGTAAAGAGAGAATTGAAAAGAAAGAAGATCAGGCCAAATCTTTAGATAATGAAATCGTTGAGTTAAATGATGAAAATGAGACTTTAATTGCAAAGATTCAAAAAGATCTTCAACCAAAATTAGAAGAATTAAACAATACCAACTCAACTCTGAAGAAACTTAGTACTATCAAAGCAAAACTTGAACAAAAGATTCAAACTTTAGTATCCGATCATAGGTTTTTTCAAGAAAATTCGGTTTGCCCTACATGCACTCAAAGCATTGAAAATGAATTTCGCTTAAATAAGATTGCCGATATAGAGGAGAAATCCAAAGAACTCAATGACGGATACCAAGAGTTGGAGGATGCAATCAATGTAGAACAAGAAAAAGACAAACAATTTTTATCTTATTCTACGGAGATTAATAGACTCAACAATGACATTTCCCACAACAATGTTAAAATTACTGGGCTTAACAAACAAATCAGAAATCTTGGACATGAAATTCAAGAAATTACCGAACAAATTCAAAACCGAAATTCTGAGCGTCAAGCCCTTGAAAACTTAATAAAAGATCTTGAAACATTAGAAAAAGAAAGATCTGCAGAAAAGGAACAGGTTAATTATTACGAGTTCGCTCATTCATTGATGAAAGATGGTGGAGTAAAGTCAAAGATCATCAAAAAATATCTGCCTCTTATGAATCAGCAGATAAACAAGTATCTACAGATGATGGACTTTTACATCAATTTCACACTGGATGAAGAGTTTAAGGAGGTTATCAAGTCACCGGTTCACGAAGATTTTAGTTATGAATCGTTTAGTGAAGGTGAGAAGATGCGTATTGACCTTTCTCTTTTGTTTACCTGGCGGGACATTGCCAAACTCAGAAATTCGGCTAGTACAAATCTTCTCATCTTAGACGAAATTTTTGATAGTTCTTTGGATGGTGCAGGAACAGATTTCTTCACAAATATTATTCGGTATGTAATTCAAGATGCTCATGTGTTCGTAATCTCGCATAAGACCGACGATCTCATGGATAAATTTGACAAGGTGATGAAATTCGATAAAGTAAAAGGATTCAGTAAACTAGTGTCATGACCACACCAAACTGGCAACACAACTCTGGGAAACCCCAGAAACGAAAACTCAAACCGCAAGCACTGCGCCAGGCAAAAGCACGACTGGCCCAGTTCAAAAAGCGTCACATGAACCGCTCCAATGGGGCGGTTTCGTCGTATTATGACTACATACGAAACAAAGTCCATGCCTGTTAATCACGAAGTCAAGGGTCAACTTGCCCGTCTACTCGCAACTGAAGATCTTGTTGTAGAACATAAACAGGTTCCTACGGCATGTTTTAATGTCGATACCCGTGTCTTGACTCTGCCGATGTGGGAGAAAGCTTCCAACGCAGTGTATGACATGCTTGTTGGTCATGAAGTTGGTCATGCTCTATATACTCCCAATGAGGATTGGAGTAAGAAGTTTACTATTCCCCAACAATTCGTGAATGTCACTGAGGACGCTCGTATTGAAAAAATGATGAAGCGTCGTTATGCGGGATTGAACAAATCGTTCTTTGCGGGTTATAAAGAACTTCATGAGGATGATTTTTTCCAAATCAAGGATGATGATGTTTCCACTTATAATCTTGCAGACCGTGTAAATCTGTGGTTTAAGATTGGTGGATTTACTCAGATTCCTATTGAAAGGGGTGAAGAAACTGAGATCCTGAATATGGTTGCAGATGCAGAAACTTTTGATGATGCTATTGCAGCTGCGGTAAAACTTTACGAATATTGTAAGAGGAAAGATCAAGAACAGACTAAGATTGATTCTTTTGATAGTCTTGAATCTACCCCCGGTAGTGGGTCGGAAAGTGCGCCTCAAGAGGAACAAACTCCATCTGGGGAGGATGATCTTGAAACCTCTGGAGAAGGTGGCCAGGCGTCCTCTGATGGTCAATCGGAGGATAAATCAAATCTTCCTACTGATAAGAGTTCTAATCTTGGTGGCGAAACTTCTGAACCTGAAGTTAAAACTGCAGATAACTTGGAGGAAGCTCTTCGTGATCTTGTGAACATGAATGGATCCGAAAACATTTATTTGGAACTTCCTAAACTGAATCTTAATACAGTGATTGGATCAAACTCTGAGGTTCATGAAGAAATTAACGATTGGTGGGATAAAACTATTGCAAAATATTCCGGTTATGATAACCCTAAAGAACATCTTTTCGGTAAAGTAGACAAAGATTATAGGGAGTTCAAACGTTCTGCACAGAAGGAAGTTAACTATTTGGTGAAAGAGTTTGAATGTCGTAAGGCAGCAGATTCCTATGCTCGTGCAACTACTGCTCGTACTGGTGTTCTAGACTGTTCCAAACTTCATACTTACAAATACAATGAAGACCTTTTCAAGAAAGTCACCACTCTTGCAAATGGTAAGAATCATGGCCTAGTCTTTATTCTGGACTGGTCCGGTTCTATGTCGAATGTGATGGTTGATACTCTTAAACAACTTTACAATCTGATGTGGTTTTGTAAGAAAGTTACGATTCCCTTTGAGGTTTATGCTTTCACTAATGAGTGGCGTCGTTATGATTACGATGAGAATTGTCGTCCAAAATCTATGGAACCCCATTATAAAAAGAAACACGGATTGATTTATGTGGATGAAACTTTCTCACTCATGAATTTGTTTACCAGTAAAGTCAACAATCGTGTTCTCGAAGAACAGATGATTAATATCTTTAGGTTGGCAAAACAATTTAGGTACAATTATAATGATGCACCCGAGTATACTCATCCACATCGACTTTCTCTTTCTGGTACTCCTTTGAATGAATCATTGGTGGCCCTTCACCATATTCTTCCTAAATTCCAACGAGAAAACAAACTTCAAAAAGTTCAATGCGTGGTTTTGACTGATGGTGAAGCTTCTCCCCTAAAGTTCCATAAAGAGTTTAAAGGTCGTCTTAATTATGATACTGAAGAGGTTTATATCGGTTTGAATTCTATTGGACTGAATACTATTCTTCGTGATCGTAAAATCGGTTCTACTTATAAGTTGGAAGGAGATTTTTCTAGTTTTACTGATGTTCTTCTTCGCAATCTTCGTGACCGATTTACTGATGTAAACTTCATTGGTATTCGTG